ATCTCAGCACCTGCTCCATATATCAACTGAATGTTAGCGATATATTGGAACTGTGGTTGATTCGTTTGTGTGGAACTTACCACATACAATAGGTCAGAGTTTGCCTGTTGCAAATCTTTGGGTTCCTGCGTTACACTTATTGCCATACTATTTAACCTCTATTTTACTTTCTTTACCAACTTGGGTAATGATTGCTTCTATATCCTTTTGTCCAGCTTCCTCAAACCCTTGTTCCATATATCTAATCCCATCAGCAAGAGATGGTTGTATAAAGTTTCTCGGTTTGATACCTTTTTGTTGTATTGACCTTGCGACTGCAAATGGTGATACATCGTTCCCTAACTTTACTCTTGTCCAAGTAGCAAGTGCTTGTGGGGGAGGCATCTTGTTCCCATATGAGAAACGAGAACCTACATTACGATTAAGACCATTCACACCCTCATCAAGGAACTCACCTCTCTCTAACATAGATATGGTTAGTTGAGCACCACTATTGGTTTCACTTACCTTACTATTGATAGATTTTGCTAACCCACCTTGGAAGATGGCACCTTTTTCTTGTAGAGCATTTACCATCAAGTCTACAATGCGTTGTCCACCATCTTCAAGGACTTCTCTTATGTTAGGAAAATCACTCATTATGGTATATTACAATATGAGATGCCTTGAGCTGATGTGATTATTCTAATAGTAGCAACCCAACCACTTAATCTATTTTGGAATGCCTCATTCACTGGAATAAGTGTATCCATTTGGATATCCATAGATTGCTGATACGAACCATCATAGAAGAATGAGAAAAGGTCGTATAGTGCTTGTTCCGTATTGGATAACACTACTCTACCATCTTCATCACTAATCTTAGGTTGGTCTAATACATACAGCTCAAAGGTTAGTTCTCTATTTCTACCACTTGTCCCAGTCACCAATCCAATACCTTGTAATGGTCTTAGGAATGCCATAGGTAGAGGAGCATTTACTGCTACATCTATATTGTCTATTGTACCGTGTCTGAAATACTTTAAGTAACTATGGTCAGTTACTGCGGTCTCAAATAGGTCTACTATGTCTTTGTAGTTAATCATATATTACCTCGTATCATTGCTTGTTGTCTTCTCTCTCGTTCTTCTTCATTTCTTATATCCAGCTCCATCGCCATATAGTTGAATAAGAAGATTATATTTACATCTAATAACGATTTGTCCCCCGTTATTTTGAGGATTTGCGGACTGAGGTTTCGTAATACGAAGAGCCATCCGAAATGCTCAGCGATTGAAGGGCCTTCTCTATTGCTTGAGACATCTCCTTCTTCTCCTTCTTGGTCATGTTTGGGGAAGAGCGAACTAAATCTACTTGTAACATCAGACCGAAGCCCAAAAAAAAAGTGAGCGCCCCCATTGCTACTCCTAAAGGAAGGTCTTGGAATATATCTGCTCTCCAGTCCCTTTTCTCAGTATCGTATTCCTCAATCTCGTAATACTTAAACATATTCTCTTGCTTACCTATAAGAGTCTTAATGCTATTCATAGTCTTCCATTGCATCCCATCAAATCTATCCTTTACAATAGGTCTGTATAAGATAGCAAGTATTTCTTCAAGGTTCTCTACTGGGTTCTCTAATCTTCTATCTAAATCCATCCATTCTGCAACATTACACTGCGATAGTGGCTGGAAACCATAGGTAATCCCCTTGAACTCAAAGATTGGATAGAAGGTTTGTGGTACTTCTTCCAACATATCAGCAACACCCTTATAAACTGTAAGTAGGTCGTTGATGTTCCATCTCATTACTTCTTCTTGGTCGTGTTCCGTGATAGCAGATACTGTTACTACTACCTTTTCCAACTCATCCAAATGTTCGTGCTCACCCAATGCCTTGTAGTGTCGAAGTGTAAATACTTCGGGTAGCTGAACTTCTATTTTCTTACTTTTTGCCATATTATCCTTTGACCTTTATATTATTTATCTATTCGTGGGTTGTGTTATCTGATTGATGAAATAACCATCTTCTTTCTATTTACTGATTTAGCAGTCCTTGCCCAGTTAGCTAACATTAAAGCATCTACTGCGTCATCGTGTAGTCCATTGGGGTGAGTGTATCGTATTGTCCCACTTGGTAAGATTTGGTATTCGTAGCTTTGTAGCTCGTGGTATAGAGCAGGGAATAAAGTAGGTGAGGGTAGCTCTAAAGCATTATCTTCCATATCACCTATCAATCTCCTTACCATATTCTCTTTGCTCTTATTCGTAGTGATAAATGGTTCGGTTCTACTATACTCTCTTTTTATCTGCTCATATACTGGGTCACCAACACCATTCGCTTCACATAGGAATACTGAAGGTTTGTAGGTCTTTGCTATACTTACTACTTTACTAACTATTGCGTTATAAGGTAAGTTTCTATCTCTCCACATATATACTACTCTACCTAACTCATCCATTATACACATCACGGTGTAGTCTTGTTTAGTTCCAATATCCAAGCCAGCATACAACCTACCAGTTGGTTCTTGCCATTGAGTTAAGATACACGACCCATCTATATTCGTAAATACAGCACCTTCACTATCTTGGAACTCAGCAAGATACTCTTGTCTATATATCGCTTCTGGTAAAGACCTCTTTTGCTCTTCTAAGAAACTATCACTTACGAATGGAGATACTGATGATGGAGCATGGTATGATTTGTAATCCTTTTGAGTATCATCCAATCCTTTAGTGTAATATGAGTAAAACCAGTTACGAGTTTTAGGAGTTCCTGCGATGATTGCTTTCTTACCAGCTGCAGTAAGTGTAGGGATTACCGATTTGGACATTGCATCATCTTGGATGTCTTGTGCCTCATCAGCAAATAAATAATCTACTGAAAGACCTCTAATGGTCTCTGGCTTTTCTGCTGACCTAAAGTATATTCTACTACCATTGATGAATGATACAACCTTCTCACTCTTATTTGCTTCCTTTAGTATAGGAGCATCCCCAACTGCATCTAAGATTTGAGTAAGGATTTTTACCGATTGTGCATATACTGGTGCTAGCCATAGAGCAGTTGTCTTGGGATTGTTAAGAACATAATACAACATCAAGTTGATTAGTGTTAACGACTTCCCAATCTGCCGACCTGCAATGATAGTATGAAACATCTCATCGCTATCTATAATAGATTTGATGAGGTCTTCTTGGAACGGATAAGGAGTGAAGCCAGATATCTTCATAAGTTTTCTTTTGTCGTTGTGTATCAGGTTTTTACAGTATTCTCAAAAAAACCCTGCATTTATTCATCATCTTTCAATGAATCATCCTCTTCTTTGGGTTTTATTCCAAAATCAAAAGAAATGCTATTATTACCACCTAACTCGATTTGTTGTCTCTCTACATACAAGCCCAACAACTTATGTTTTTCTTTTAAGATTTGGAGTTGCGTTTGAGGTGAAAACCCACCCTTTTCTACATCATCCCACATCTTATCTAACTTAGCAACGGACTGCGCAATCAAGTCATCTTTTTGTGCATCGTATCTCTCTCTCGTATACTCCCATGCCTTCTTCCAATACCTATATGCTTGTCTTTGCCCTATATTATGTTTCTCCTTTGCATGACCCTGCCAATCTCTTGCTGAGATACCACCTTTGATGATTTGTTGGATGCAATCTTGTAGGATTATTTCCCTCATTGCATTGGTCGAACCTTTCTTTCTTCCCATTTTTATCCTTTATTCTTTATTTTATTAGTGTTTACTACTCGTAAGGATTAGTTCTTCTGATGATGTTGTACTCTTCTCTCTTACTATGCATCTCCATTAAGCCCATTCGTATCTTGAGTATTTCTTGTTTATCCGTAATCCCAAAATATCTTTTTAGTGCTGAACCAATGGTAAATGGTTGAGGTCTTTTTACATTATATCCATTCGGAACAAGACCCTTACTACTTTGACTTGCGAACGATGGATGTGCCCAATACCACTCCTTTGGTTTTAACATTCTTCCTTTACTTGTAAAGAAGTATCCTTGCTCTATTTCGTGTAGTTCTATATAGGTTTCTCCTTCATCTAATATCTCATCTATTATCTGGTATGAAGGTAGTTCTTCCTCACCATTTTCTCCTTTTATCTTGTCTAACTCAACATTTTGATACATATAGTCCCAAAGGGCTTCGCCGCTATATTTTCGTATCATATAGTTCGTTATTGTCCTAACTTTCATAGATTGTTGTTGTTTGTATGACTTTATATGTCTTTTTGTTTGATGGTAAAAAGAAGAAACCCCTACCCACAAGATGAACACAAAACAGGAGGGGTAAGGGTTTCTATAACCAAAAATAGTAATATAGGAGGAACTACCAAAATGGCTGAAAAGGTAGTCCTATTGATTATTATATATCTTTTTTTGTAGTGGTTTTAGATTTAGTTGTAGTTCTTTTTTTGCGTGGTTTCTTAGGAGAAATCTCTGATTTTTCTTTCTTCACAAAAGACGACACATCAATCTTCACCGATGACTCGATTGGGAGAGGTTCATCCAACTGATAGGTATTTTCTATATGTCTTGTTACCTTGAAATCAGTATCTTTGTCCATGCAACTACATGCATTCACATCTCGTTGGTTACTATTAAAGAACTGATTGTAGAGTTTGTAAGTTAATCCTCTATCAATCTTTGATGTTGTTTTTCTTCTTTCTAACCATTGTCTTACCAATACATCTACCTCTTCTTTAGGTAGTTGTTTATCTATTGTTGCCATATTAAAAAAACTTTCTTTTATCGTATTCGTATTCTACTCGTTGTTTAGCAATGTCTATGTATTCATCATCCATTTCTATACCCACAAAACTCATACCTTCTCTTGCACATGCTTTACCTGTTGAACCACTACCCATAAATGGGTCAAGGACTACACCACCTTTAGGAGTCACCAAACGAATGAGGTATTCCATAAGTGCTGATGGTTTTACAGTAGGGTGAATGTTCTTTCTAGCGATTGGTCTTGCTTTGTATGCAATAGATGTTTTGTCTTGTCCTTCATCTCTACCCTTGATAATCTTTTCTTCACCTTGTAATCCTTCATCTCGTTCTTTCTTACTCACTTTAGGACAATAGAAGAACCTTGATGCTCCACCCTCATCTGCATGAGTGTTGTTATCATTATAGATTGCTTGTGGTGGAGTATAGGTAAGTGTTCCCTCGGTCTTCTTATTGTTCTTTGGAGACCTCTTATTGGATTTAGTAGTTCCACTTTGTTGGTCTAATATTTTACCTGCTTCTTCATCAAGGATGATGTTTGCTGGAAATCTACCTTCAGTATTTACATAAACACCATTTCGTTTACCACCACTAATGTTGAGAACATCACCACCATCATCTTCTTTACTATGACCACTCTTCAGATAAGTTTCACTAAACTCATTCTCAAATCCATTTTGATACTGAACTCTACAACCATCTATATTCAATCCACCAACTCCGTGTTCCAATACATTTTGTGCAACTGTCCCCTTGATAGGTTTTCTTGCCATTACAATAGGTTCGTGAGCAGGTTTGAGAGCAGTGCCCCAACCTTCCCATTCGTTTTCAATAAGTTGGTTCGTATTATCATTTTCTATTTCACTACTAAACATTCTCCCCTTTTTATAGTCTTTTTGTCCAGTAGGTTCATAATCATCCCCCATTCTAACTTCTCTCAATGCCTTTGGATTACTTTTACCAGTTTTAGTTAGTGCATCTACTGCTTTACCGATGTTATGTGATTTAGGAAAGCCTGAACCATACAACCACATTATTTGGTCTCTAATCTCAAATCCAGCATCTTCAACCCTCACTGCCATTCGGTGATAGGTTCTACTACCTGCAAAAGCAAGTAAGTGTCCTCCTGGTTTTAGGACTCTCATACATTCTTCCCATACCTCTTGTTTAGGGACATCGTAATCCCACTTCTTACCCATAAAGGATAAACCATATGGTGGGTCAGTCACAACTGCGTCTATTGAGTTGTCTTCAAGTTCTTTGAGTTTGTCTAAACAATCTCCGTGTAATAGTTTATAATCAGCCATTTTTCCATTCATTTATATAATCCAAAATCCATTCAATCACAAAGGAAAGGAAGGAGATGACTGCTGCATGAAAGAGGTTCTTTGTTATAATCAATCCAATCCAAAAACCCATACATTTAGTACAGGCAAGGAAAAAGAACTTATCAGTTAGCTTGTGCCATCTCACCCACTCCTTTACTCGTTGTAGTGGTGTAAACCACCAAACGAACATATTGACTAAAACTGCAATCCCTATTAGTTTAATCATTTTGTAACTCTTTTAGATATTCGTATACTACACTACGAATATACACCTTTACAGGGTTCTTCTTTTGTTTAATATACGAAAAACTTTTGTATAATCCAAATCCTATCGCTGAAAATGTAGTAAGTATTCCTATACTACTCATCACTATCATTACTAAACTCATCATTGTATTTTTTTGTTAATGCTTCTTTTATTCGTTTTAAGTCCTTTGAGATATAACTACGATTGATGCCATATTCTCTACTCATTTGTCTCATCGACTTTCCATTTATGAAATGGTCAGTAGCAAGTGTTCTATCATACCAATGCATATCACTAATCTCTTTTACAATCTTCTCACCAAGATTTGAGTTTCTTTTTTCTGGTATTTCATACTCACCACCGTGTTTATCGGTGTTAAACTCAGTTGATTTGAGTTGAGTCTTACGATACTTGTAATAATAAGGTGATGATGCACTATTAAACTGAATATATGCCATACGAACGATATAATGGTCTACTTTACCATCATCAACGAGTCGTTGGCAGTATTCATCACCTTTCTCTAAAAGATTGATTATAAGGTCTTGGAGTAAGTCATCGGTGTTTTGATTACCTTTGGTAACTGCTCTCACCTTGTTCTTAATGACCCTAAAGTGTATGTTTATGTATGATTGTATATTCATTTCCTATCTTCCTATGTATATAAATATAGGAGTTCATAGGAAAACGATAAATATAAGACAATAAAGTTGATACTACAAAGATGTCCAAGCAGTATAAATGTCTGAAATGTTTGCATCACTCAACTGACCATTGTATACGAGAAC